TTACATCGCTGCGGCATTTCAATATCTGAAAAAGAATTACAACTTAGCTTGAGTTTGGAGTTCCTCTACAGGGTGATAACGATAAATCGTCGATATACCGATATCGTAAATAATTGCCAACTGTTTCCTGCTATAGCCATTTTTGATCAGCCTTGCTATTTGTTCATGTTGCTCTTTTGTCAGTTTCGGACGGCGTCCGCCAATACGCCCCTGTGCACGTGCTGCCTCAAGTCCGGCCAGTGTTCGTTCAACTATTAATTCGCGCTCCATTTCCGCTAAAGCCCCCATGACGTGAAAAAAGAAACGTCCCATGGGTGTTGACGTATCAATGCTGTCTGTAAGACTACGGAAATTACCCCCTTTTCCCCGCAGTTCCTCAATAAGAGTGATAAGGTGTTTCATGCTTCTGCCCAGCCTATCCAGCTTCCAGACAACGAGCGTATCTCCTTCTGATAACGTTCTGAGCAGCTTTTTCAATCCCGGTCGGGCTGACTTTGTTCCGCTGATTTTATCCTCAAAAATCAGTTCACATCCTGCGCAGTTCAGTGCGTTTCGTTGTAAATCTGTATTCTGGTCATTTGTTGACACACGAATGTAGCCAATTTGCATGAAAAATATCCTCTTTGTTTTGTTAAAAATACATAGCTGGTATAGGTGGGAGTTAAGACGAAAACGTTGGTTTGGGAGAAGCGGCAAAAAGGAATGTGGGGACAGGGACGAATCAGATACCTGATATGGGTAGCTTCACGCTTTCTGTTTCAGGTACTGGATATCAAAAATTGCCATCCGGTTTAATTATTCAATGGGGGCCAATTGATGTTTCGCTGACGTCTCAGGACACAGTAACCTATTTTCCGATTGCATTTCCGAATAGATGTCTGCGGGTATTTGCAACTCAGGATTACACTCCCGGCAGTGCAAATGTTGGCTATATAGCTTGTGCCGGTTATAACCAGGACCCGGTGAAATTTATTTCCAGAGCAGGCGTACCCGGTATCGGTGCTTCATTTTTCGCATTAGGGTGTTAATTTCTTTTAACTTTATGGAGTGAAAAATGAATTACATATATTCCGCGACTACAAACTCTTTCTATCCCTTGGAGATGAAAGAGGATTACACGCAAGCTGACTCATGGCCAGATGATGCTGTTGAAGTTGATGAGCAAGTGTATATTGAGTTTTCCGGATTACCGCCGAAAGGAAAAATCCGTATCGCTGGAGAAAATGGTTTTCCTGCATGGTCTGAAATTCCACCACCAACACATGAGGAACAGATTGCTGCAGCCGAACTGAAAAAGCAGCAATTGATTAATCAGGCCAACGATTATATGAACAGTAAACAATGGGCTGGTAAAGCGGCTATTGGTCGTCTGAAAGGTGAGGAACTGGCGCAATATAATTTGTGGCTGGATTATCTGGACGCACTGGAGCTGGTCGATACTTCCAGTGCGCCAGATATTGAATGGCCTACTCCTCCGGCAGTTCAGGCCAGATGACATCCGGCGCGGTGCTGGTATCTGTTGCCGTCACCGCGTCAATGTAATCCAGCACAGTGTTAAGTCGGGAGGTCTCTGCCTGCATCAGCTTCCGCCCGGCCCGTAATTTCAGCTGAATCAGACTAATGGAAGCCATTGCTGCATCAATAAGTGACTGGCGCTGTGCTTCTGCCGCTTCTACTGCGGCACCGTGTTGTGCCTCAGAATCTGTCACCCATTTCTCACCATCCCATTTATCGTATGGCGTTAACGGTGAAAGCGTGACATAACCGTCTTTGATGGCACCGATATAATCCACTGTAACAGTTGCACCATTTTCTGTTGAGTAAACAGTCTCATTGCGATGGTCTTCTTCATGGCTCCATCCCTTACCCGTAAATACTGCCACTTTTCCCGGAATGTTTTCGCCCGGGTCAATACCAGTGGAACAGGCGGGCATACTTACACCAGTATTAATATATTCATCAGACCAGCCCGTATATTCATACGTTACTGCATCATAATAAAAACAACGCATATCGCCCGGCACTGTAGCCAGTCCATTTTCATCAAAAATTGGGGTCATCATTTAGCCCTCACCAGAAAGTTAAATGCAATATTTCGCGGTCTGACGGCAACAAAATTCACACCATCACCCACAGAGTTACTGGTGAAATTAAATCGTGAAAATCCTGGCTGATTTCCGGCGATACCATCATGAAAATTAATTGCGTGGCCCGCACCATCGCCTATATTCCCGGCAAACTGAGAAAAGTTTGTAGCTGCCTGCCAGCTTAATAATTCGCGACCACCGTCTACACCTCGCCCGTCATCCCAGATACGAATGAAATCACCGCGGGCTTCAGGTAATACCAGCGAAGGAAACACTTTCGCCAGCACAGGGTAATCAGTGGCAGAAAATTTCGCCCCGTTGAACTTCAAAAACACCATACTGGACCAGCTGTCGATTACAGTATTTGGCATTGCCGCGGAGGGCCAGAAGAACGGAACGCCAATAGCTGGAGTACCTTCTCCCAAACCAAGGTTTTTGACAAACAGCGCAGGATCAGGAATATCTGCGCCGTTCTGGTCTTTAGCCAGCTTTTCCGCCAGCTTGTTCAGTACCGTAGTCGCAAAGTTTGGATCATTACCGAGAGCGTCAGCCAGCTCTTTAAGCGTATCCAGTGTCTCAGGGGCGCTGCCTGCAAGCGCCGCAAGTGCTTTGGCCACAAACTCCGTCGTCGCCAGCTTTTTGCTGTTATCGCCATTTGCAGGTGTAGGTGCTGTTGGTGTGCCGGTGAATGCCGGACTGGCTTTCGGTGCATACTGGGCATGCGGGTCTGCTGCCGCGATGTGTTTCGCAAGGTCAGCCCCGCCTTTTTCAACCTGTTGCTTCAGGTACAGCGTGCGGCTGGCCAGTTGTTTACCCTGACGGTTAGAAATTCCGTCAGGCCCGCCCAGAACGGGGTCAGAGACCTCAATCTGGTAGATGCCGTCTTCCCACTGTGGGGTTTCAGGTAGATTTGCCATAATTAACTGCTCCCGTGGTTGTAACTACCGTCATAACGGGTAGTACTGTTGTATCGAATGGCGACAGACTGATATTCCAGGCTTGCCAGATGGCAGCGAGCCGGAGCAAAGGCAGCGAGCGTCTGACGTAACAGCGCTGCCTGATCATTAGTGATGGGCTGTTGAAGGATGACCCGATAGACTGCCCAGGCTTGTGCATCGCCATGGACGAAAAGTCCGTTGTAACTGTGTTTACCGTCGTAGCCGATCTGCCCCGTACCTTCTATCAGCTCTACTTCGCCAAAGCCAAAACGGCGGATAATTTCCCGGATTGACCACGGCGTTCCTTTATAGCGGTGTAGCTCGATAGCGGATTTGATAAGCATGCGGCGTACATCGTCCGATTCCGCCAGTTCCCAGCCATCGCCGAACAACGAGAACTGCTCGCCCAGCCATGGCAGCGCGGAACTGTCGACGATATCGACGAGACAGACCATCAGTACGCTCAGGTCGATGTTATCCAGCCGTTCGGCCAGTCTTCCCAGCGTTTTGAGACTGATATCACCCTCAAGCGGTGGCGGTAGTCGTAGCGCCTCAGCCATCGGACACCCCTGTCACGTTAAGAGTGATTGCCGTACAGTTTGCCCATTCGTTTTCTGCAACCACCCGCAGTGCCGGTGTCACCAGTTCAACCTGGTACCCCCCGGAAACGGACAATGCACTGATAATCTGGCTGGGGACAATATCGCGTCCCAGCGTGGCGGCACGTGATGCCACCCAGTTCTGTATGGCGCTGTTAGCGTTGTCCTTTACCGACATTGCATCCTGATCACGATAGATCGTAATCCTGGCTTCAATGGTGTAATCCACCTGAACAGGTGTTTTAGCCCGCACGGTATCAGTGAGTGGTCTGACTTTTTCGTCAGAACAGAAACTCTCTACCAGAGTGAGGATACTGCTGTCTGGCAGACCAGTGCTGAGCAGTGGATACAGCTCGACAGTACCGGGAACGGGAGAAAGAACAGCGACGTCGACAATACTGGGATGCGCCCCCATGGCATGAAAACGGTATGCACCACGGCTTCCGGCATTGGTGAATGACTCCGGGGCCAGCCTGATACGCTCCCGGAGTCGGTCATTGTCTTCCTGCTCTGAACCGCCAGTGCTGGCCGTCAGATTGGTCACCAGCAGGTCAACGTTATCAATCTCATCAAGCAGCTGACTGACCTGAGCCGGTTGCCAGCCGTTGCCAGAGGTACCCGGCTCAGTACAGGTGGCAGGGGCATTGACCAGTTGCAAACCGGCCTTCAGCACTACATCTGTATCGGTGGCAAAAATCACGCTGTCGGAAGCGCTGACGCGGGTGCCTGCCGGGATCAGCACATCAATGGCCAGTGCCTCATCCACAGAGAACTGAAGTGTGGTGGTGGCAGGCTGCGCGGGAAGGCGGTATACACCAACCAGTTCTCCGAGGTAATCAATCATCGGCTCCCGGGAAAAGGCGACCAGATTCAGCTTCGCCGCCTCCTGTACCGCCACCCTGACCAGCATTTCGCGATAGGCCCACAGATCTATCAGCAGACGTTCTGCCTGTGCCGGGTACAACGTTTTGCCGGTATCCGCTTCATATTTCGCAATCATTTCTGCCGTGATTTTATCGGCATCGAGTTCAATAAAATCGGGTTCTGTCAGCGCCATAGCAGTTCCTGAGTACGGGGTTGTCCGTCTGAGCCTTTCCAGCTCACCCGGAGCGTAAGATGTTCGCCGTCGACGGCGGGTTTAACCGACATAAGCTGGCAGCGGGGTTCCCAGCGCCTGATGGCATCGACGGATTCGCGAACCACATGCGGAATGGCCCGGTCGACAGGCCAGTCGATATAAAGGTGCAGATTGCTGCCGAACTCTGGGCGATGCGGGTCGCTGCCGCGGGGAGTCCGCAGGATGATCTGGATGGACTGCTGGATATCATCCAGCCCCCGGACGATTTCGCCGGGAGCCTGCAGAGCCGGTTGCCAGAATACTGAGGTCGTTTTCATGGGGGCAGTATTGCCCCAGTAAGAAAAGAACGATATTAAAGGGATTTAAAAAGGAGTTATTGATACGTTTGTTAAATTACGAAAACCTTGACGATAAGTTCTCCGTCTTTAGAAACTCTCTTCCCCTCAAGATCAGATTTCAGCCCCTCAGAATTAGTAATAAGCTGGTTCGGATCGTAGATGACACACCAGAGATTTTTGCAATCAGAGTGCCGACGATAATGCTCTATATCGATGGATTTGCCCCTATATTTCCAGACATCTGTTATCACTTAACCCATTACAAGCCCGCTGCCGCAGATATTCCCGTGGCGAGCGATAACCCAGCGCACTATGCGGATGCCATTCGTTATAATGCTCGAACGCCTCTGCAAGGTTCTTTGCTGCCGTTAACCCGTCTGGTTTGGGCATGATACTGATGTAGTCACGCTTTATCGTTTTCACGAAGCTCTCTGCTATTCCGTTACTCTCCGGACTCCGCACCGCCGTGTTCTTCGGTTCAAGTCCCAACATCCGGGCGAACTGGCGTGTTTCATTAGCCCGGTAGCATGAACCATTATCCGTCAGCCACTCCACTGGAGACGACGGAAGATCGTTGCCGAAGCGGCGTTCCACCGCTCCCAGCATGACGTCCTGTACTGTTTCACTGTTGAAGCCGCCGGTAGTCACCGCCCAGTGCAGTGCCTCACGATCACAGCAGTCCAGCGCGAACGTGACACGCAGTCTCTCTCCGTTATCACAGCAGAACTCGAACCCGTCAGAGCACCATCGCTGATTGCTTTCTTTCACGGCCACTCTGCCTGTATGTGCCCGTTTCGATGGCGGTACAGCAGGTTTTCGCTCAAGCAACAGCGCATTCTGGCGCATGATCCGGTAAACACGTTTGGCATTGATCGCAGGCATACCATCAAGTTCTGCCTGTCTGCGAAGCAGCGCCCATACCCGACGATAACCATACGTGGGCAGCTCTCCGATAACATGGTGTATACGGAGAAGCACATCCGTATCATCAGTGTGACGACTGCGGCGGCCATCCATCCAGTCATCGGTTCGTCTGAGAATGACGTGCAACTGCGCACGCGACACCCGGAGACAACGGCTGACTAAGCTTACTCCCCATCCCCGGGCAATAAGGGCGCGTGCGCTATCCACTTTTTTGCCCGTCCATATTCAACGGCTTCTTTGAGGAGTTCATTTTCCATCGTTTTCTTGCCGAGCAGGCGCTGGAGTTCTTTAATCTGCTTCATGGCGGCAGCAAGTTCAGAGGCAGGAACAACCTGTTCTCCGGCGGCGACAGCAGTAAGACTTCCTTCCTGGTATTGCTTACGCCAGAGAAATAACTGGCTGGCTGCTACACCATGTTGCCGGGCAACGAGGGAGACCGTCATCCCCGGTTCAAAGCTCTGCTGAACAATTGCGATCTTTTCCTGTGTGGTACGCCGTCTGCGTTTCTCCGGCCCTAAGACATCAATCATCTGTTCTCCAATGACTAGTCTAAAAACTAGTATTAAGACTATCACTTATTTAAGTGATACTGGTTGTCTGGAGATTCAGGGGGCCAGTCTAATCGATAATAAGTTCATCGCCGATTTTCTTTGCATGAGAACGATCACGAACAATTTTGGTTTCCAGTACTAATTTATGCGCAGGTAACAAAAAATCCATTCGAGTACTTGAACCAGCGTAACTTGGAGTAAACTCTTCTGGGCGGATGTCCTGAACCCATGGTCTGAGCAATGCATGGAGAAGGTCTTGCACGTCATATTCATTGCTAAAAGATAATGACTGGCTTCCTTTTCGCCTATGAGTAAGTGGATGCATTGCTCGCTGTAAGCCTTTGACCAGCCTTTCCAGTAAGTTCTCAACTTTTTCTGGCATTACTGGCTGTTGATAAGTAATTATGGTCTCTGGGTAATCCATATTGTGTGACGGGATGTGGCCTTCAGGCAACACTCGACCAAAACGATAATATCTAAGTCCATTCTCTTGTAACACAGCTTCAATTCTGTCTCGTTTTTCCTTCCATTCTGCATATTCGGGAGTACCTTCTTTTGGAGGTAAATCCATAAACTCCTCAATTACTCCGCCCAGAACTGCCAGACTATCTGTATCTGGATCTTGCCCTGCAAGAAATAACCAGTCTTTCCATTTTGTACTATGAGATCCTGCCGGAGGGTTTCCTGGTGCTCCCGAAGTAAGAAATAACGTATCTAAAGCTGCATGAGAGCCTGAGTTAGCAATGACATCGCCAACTACTTTACATAAGGATCTTGATAACCGCATTTAAGTCCCCGCCAAATTAGTGTTAATTAAAAAATTCTATCATATCCGCGGGAGAGGAAATGGAGTCACATACTTGAAAAATTAGTGAGAGTGATGATTGGAATTCTGTCCATCTGCAAATATGTTACCAGTCGCATGGGTACTCCCTTTGATTTCAAGATTGCCGTTCACCATGATAGTGTCAGCTGTCAAATCAATGGTTTTCCCTTTCAGACTAATACCCACTGCAACCTCGATCACCACATGCTCGATACCTCCTTTGACCGTCAGCGTATGGGTCGCGCGGTCATAACTGAACTCCGCGCCATCAGCGTACTTCGTGCCCCGGACGTTTTTATCACCGAACGGCGGTTTATCGACGTCTGAGTACACCGCGCCCAGAATAACACCATCCTCGCCGTTGGCATCGAGCAGCACCTCAACCTGCTCCCCCACGTCAGGGAGCCAGTAATCCTTGTTATCCTGGGTATTGCGCTGCAGCACGTTAAGCCAGTTTGTGCGCAGATTATCGCATTCAGGCAGACGAACGCGGGCCTGAACCCTGTCGGCATCAACGGCACTGACCGTACCGACCTGGCGGGTGACACCAGTCATTTTTTCTTCTCCTTAATCACCGTCGATGTACTGCCATCCGGGTGATAAACCGTGAGTTTCTGAGTTTTTTGTTTTTTCCCTCTTGTGACTGGCCCCCGTGCCACTTCCAGCTCTGTGGTGTAGCCGCTGTTACGCTCAAACGCATGGCGGGCAGTGATTATCAGCCATGGACCGGATAATTGTCCAAAGCCCACCAGTTCAATTTTGTTGCCTGCTGTCAGTTGAGGCGTTCCCGTCAGCGTCAGGGAGCCGTTCTGCTGGTATTCGTTATGTCTGGCCAGTGCTGAATCCGCTTTAATCCGGGCACTGTCCGGGTCGCTGACGCGGCTGTTAACTTTAAGTGAGTCAGCGCTGGTAACCTTACCGCCTTTGAGCTTTTTGTCGCTTTCACGGGTACCACCATCAGCTTCGTAGACGATCAGTTTTTTACTGCTGCTTTTCTGGTGTTTTACCTTTGCAGATTTATAGACCCGGTTGATGGTGTCACGCAGGGAAAAGTGGGCCACATCCTGCGGTTTTAACTGCCTGACCGGCTCCTGACTGCGCAATGTGGCCAGATGAGAAAAAATCAACTGGTCACTGACCACTTTCACTGCATAACCATACTCGCTGGCCAGCCGGCGCAGAAAACCCACGTCGGTTTCAGCATACTGGGTCACCCGGTCGATTCTGATGGACTCAATGCTGCCCACCAGTTTCAGCCGGTGCTTTCTGGCAATCCGACCCGCAACAGCTGCCAGCGTGGTGTTCTCAAAACCACGGCTGGATTTAGTCCGCAGAGCACTGTTAACCGAGGTGGCCACCCCACGGATAGCGACAACGGACGCGGGCGAACTCACTTCGATCTCGTCTATTGAGAATGTACCGTAGGACAGCAGTTTCTCGCCCTGATAACCCATTTTCAGCGTCAGCGTGTCACCCTTGCCCGGATACCACTTATCCAGCCAGCGGCCATCGGTGTCGTCCAGCTCCACCTCAATGGTATCAGACTCATTTTTGATGTTATCGCTCCAGACCACACGGGTGACATAAGGCGCGATATCAGAGGTGATGTTTTTCTGCAAATACCACAGAGTGAATACCGGCGTCAGCACATCGCTGACGCCGGTTAACGCTGATGTGGCTTGCGCAGTACTGTTTATCTCAGCCATGGGGCAATATCCTCTTCTGTACGGGCATCTTCAGCCTCAATAACCGGGATCAGTAACAACAACCCGGAGGGCAGCACTGGCGTAATGGCCACGTGCGGATTGGCTGCAATAATCCGGGGATAGCCCAGCGGGTCACCGTAGTACTGCCATGCCAGCGAATCCCAGCGCTCTCCGTCACGGGTAATATGTTCAAGAAACATCACACACTCCTCGTCAGTATTCTGGCGGCCATTGCACTTAATCCCGGAGACATGCGGTTGAATGCTGTGCCGGCGGCGTTAAGCTGCCCGGAAACGGTATCCAGAGCACCTGCAATATTTCTTTTGTCCACACCACTCAGCGCCGACTGCGCCTGCTGTACATACGTGGCTGCCTCACTGGCTGTTCTGGCCAGACTGATGGCATCGGGCATGGATTCAGAGAGTACATTAAACGCCGGAATACTTTTCCCCAGAGCGCCGGATATATTACCCAGTCCGCTCATCAGTCCCGGCACACGGGTCAGCGCGACAACGGGGTTACCCTTCATTTTCTGCGCCACCCGAACGGCACTGATGGTGGTCTGGAGTACAGACTGCGCCTGTTTCGCATAGTTGACGCCGTTACGGACGAACTGCGCCACCCCGGAAGGCGATGGAACAGCACCAGATATGGCCCCGGCACCGGGAACCTGCCTGCGTATTGCCGGCGGTTGCAGAGGATTTTTCGGGTCACCGGTGTATTCCCGGAGAGACACGGTGGCACTGACAGCCAGCACGTTACCGGTGCTGTCTGTCTGCTCGCTGGTTGCGGTCACATCGGTAATCACGAACCAGCCGCGATAGTCACCGTTGCCGAAGACCAGCGCCAGTGCCTGATGGGCCTTCATGGCTGTTCGCACTCTCGCCAGCTCCACGTCGGGCACACAATAATGCTGATGGAAGACCAGGCTTATCTGGATTTCGTCCAGCCTGTCGCCGACGAACTGCAGGCCGGGTTTACCCTCGATGCGGGCATGCTCCGCATAATCGACGCCAAACGTGGCCTCGAAGCCGTCCCAGTAGGTAATCAGTTCAAACTCAATATCACCCAGTACGGCAAACATCAGCTGTACTCCTTACGTTGTTTCTGAGCCAGCAGACGCTCCAGCATTTTTTCCAGCTCATGCAGGCTCATATTCAGGGCACCAGCCAGCCCGGCAGGCGCTGCGGTTTCCTTACCATTGAGGAAAAAATGAGGATTAAAGCTGACCTGGATACCGCCAGACGCTCCACCGCCGGTTGCAGTTGCGCCACGGCCTGAATATCCGGCAGCCATGATTTCCGGCGACGGGATACGGGGAACATCCGGTGTCATTTCAGCGGCCAGGCGCTGCCCGGCCAGTGCAGCAAGCGGAGTGGTCCGTTGCAGGCCAATGGCGGCACCCTGCGCGATATTGTCACCAAAGCCTATAAACACGCGACTCGGTGAATGGATGCCCAGCTTTTCGCTGAACCAGTCACTGATGCTGTCACCCATTCCGGTTATGCTGGTTTTCAGTGACGCCCATTTGTTTCTGATGCCATTTATCAGCCCGTCAATAAGATGACCACCGAAGTCGGTGAATTTCGCCGGCAAATCAACGCCGAGATATTTCAGCGCAGCCGCAAAGGCTTTATAAAGCAGACCTGCCGGAGACCAGTTAACCAGCAGTTTACCAATTCCCGCGATGCCGCCGTTAAAGGCTTCCTGAATGTCAGCCCAGCGCTGTTTAAACCAGCTACTGACAGCGCCCCAGTTGCGGTAGATAAGGTAAGCTGCTGCCGCGACGGCGGTGATAACGAGACCGATGGGATTCATCAGCAGCGCCCGGCCAATCCAGAGAACGGCACGCCCGGCGCTCATAATTCCGCGAACCAGCCCCCCTGAGAGCACCCCCCCCAGTGTTCTGGTTCCTCTGGCGACGGCACCAAAGCCTGTCACCAGCCAGCGGAGTTTACCGCCTTCCCCCAGTGCGAGCATCAGACGAAGCCAGTTGGCCCGAAGTAAAACAGCATTTTTCCAGACGCTTACAAAGGGGGAAATAAGGAGATTCAGCCCAAACTTGAGACCGATAGTGGCCATCCTGAAAGCGAGTAATGCGCCCACAACCTTTATGGTGCTGCTGACGAGCTGCGGATTTGCCGCTATCCATTTGCCGACGCTGTCCATTAAAGGAATAAATGTTTCACCCAACTGGAGCAAAGCCGGACGCAAGGATTGCCCGATGCTGATAGCAGAATCATTAAAGCCGATCTGCATTCTGCGCCAGCGACCTTCAAGCGTATCATTCTGCTTTGCAGCATCCTTATCCAGGGTAGACATTGCAGCCGGAGCATTCATTTCCTGCTTACTGGAAAGGTATTTATCCCAGCCCTGTCGCATTGACAGTAAATGGTTGACAGTCTGAATATCGGTAAAGACCTCAGCCAGACCAAATGACTCCATGAGTTTCTGCTGACCTTCCTGATCGCCTCTTGCTCCTGCAGCTTTCCATTGCTGCAAAAACGCTTTGCCTTTACTGTCGATAAAACGGTTGGCAATCATCAGTGAAGCTTCGTACTGCGAAAAACCCTGAGCGACGTAATTCTGCATTGACCCCTGGTAATCCACCCCGGCTTTAGCATATTTCTGGATGGTATCTCCGCGGCCCATTGCTGCCAGCCAGTTGGACATATTGGTGACCGCTTCCTCTGCAGAGCCACTACCTTTACCGACCTCCAGACTGGCAACAATCTGGGTAATCGCATCTTTTCCATAAATACCACGAGCAGCGAAGGCTTTCGCCATACCGGGTAATGCTTTTGCCATATCCTTCAGCTCAAATGACCCAAGTTTGGCTCCTGTTGCCGCAATGCCAAACGCCTGTTCAAGTTCTTTCGCATCAGTGATTCTGAGTGCATCGCTGAAGGCATAAGTCATTTTGGCAAGGTCGGTCATATCGGCTTTGGTTGCTGTAGCGGTCTTTCCAAGCATCTCTGCAAACGTTGCTGCCCGTTCGGGGGCCATACCATCAGCAACTAATTGTCCGACTCCCCCTAACAGAGACTCCTGCAGTTGGTTAACCTTCAGCGAGGCCTGTCTGATAGCCAGGCCAATTGCACGTTCCTGTTTTGCATCCAGGTCTCCTGTGACACTGATATCCCGCAACTGTGATTCAAACGAGGCATATTGTTTAACCGAGGCCATGACCGGTGCGCCCAGCGTTCTGCCAATAGCATAGGTTTCTGCACCCTGACCATAGAGCGCCAGGCGGTTAGCCTTCAACGCATCACCGGTGGCTGATACTGCTGACAGACGGCGCTGCTGACGTTCAATTTGCTCCATGGTGCGGCTTACCCGCAGCAACTCGCTGTTGAGATGCTGCATCCGGGAAGAACCCAGTTGACCATAACGTTCTGTTGCCCGGGTTAAGGCATTCTGGCGTTCCTGCAGACGGCGGGAGGTATCACCAAGGGAATCAAGGGCGCGTCGGGTGCCACTGACGGCTGAGCGGAAGCTGCTCCCGACAATGCCGCCAATAATGACGCCGACTGAAAATTCACTGGCCACGGTGGCTATCCTCTGAAAGCAAAAAAACGGAAGGGAAGTGTCTGAACCCCATGCAGAACAGCCGCGACTGGCGGCTGTTAAGTGATACGTTGTTACTGATTGTCGCCGAACTCGCTTTTGATTTGCTCTTCAGCCTGCTCCAGCCACATCTCCAGATCGTCAGTATCGAGGGCATCAATCTCCCCCGGCTGAAACCTGAACCATCTCGCCAGCAGGCCCTGCGCCTGCATCAGTGTTTTTGTCGCTCTTGCCCAGCCCAGTGATTTTCTGAAATCGTTTCTGCAGCTCCATATAGTCGGCAAGATCCATGTTATCGAGGTCTTCCGGGAGGATACCGGTGCTACGGGCAATCAGTGGTTCGTCCCAGTCTGCCGGGTCTTTGTTGATTTTGCGCACCTGCTTCAGGTCTTTTACTGTCAGGCGTTTCAGTTCAATCTGTTCAATTCTGGTACCTGCAGCAGTGGTGAAAGGATAAGACAGCGTAAAAGTATCGGACTGGGTCTGTGACATGATCATACTCCTTTGTAAATTCAGAGCAGTATGTCTGGCGGTGGACGTGACGGATATTAAAGGAGATTAAGAAGAAGGGGCCGGAGCCCCTGTGATGTCAGCAAGTGCGAAAACCCTGCAGTACG